AAATATGTCAGAAATGCTTTTAAACATTACACTAGTCAAAAAGAATCATTCACAATTGATGAACATAATAAAAATGTTATTAAAATCTTAAAAAAATATAACTTAATAGACAATGACTTATATTATGTATGGTGCTTACAAGCACCTTACAAGCACCTTACAAGGTGCTAAAGATAAAGATAAAGATAAAGACAAGGATAAAGATAAAGATATAGTGAGTAGAAAAAACAAGTTTCATGACATGATCCATGAGAATCATCTTGGTGAGTTTGAAACTGAAATGTTAGATGAGTTTATTGACTATTGGACAGAGCATGGAGACAATGACAAAAAGATGAGGTTTGAAAAGGAGAAGGTCTTTGGAGTAAAAAGGAGACTGACAACATGGTCTAAAAACTACAAACCAAAATATCAACATAAAAGAGTTAGTTTTGAAAGTGATGAAATGAATGAATTTAAAGTATAATGTTTAAAATCAAAATTATATATTATTCTGTTGTTGATGAGGATTCCAGAGAATTTTTCACTCACCTCCCAATCATTCCTGATGTAAATTCATCAATGTACATAAAGACAAAATCTGGAGGCATGGATTGTGCTTTAATAAAATCCATTATTTATGTGTTAAATAAGGAGGATGAATTTGAATTTATTGAATTAATGGTTTCAGATAGTTAAAAAAATAAACATGGGTAGAATATCAGACATATTAAAAACAAACATGAAAATTGAATTGGAAAATGTTCAAAGCAAAATGAATGACAAGGAACGTGAACACTGGAAAAAAGTTGACAATGAGCCACATAAATCAAAACCAATAAATTTGAAATATGTCAGAAATGCTTTTAAACATTACACTAGTCAAAAAGAATCATTCACAATTGATGAACATAATAAAAATGTTATTAAATTAATGGCAATTTATTTTTCACAAAATAGTCAAGAGTTGAAAACTAATTTTCCTAAATATTCAATTAACAAAGGATTGTTATTAACTGGCAATTGTGGAACTGGTAAAACATTGCTATTCAACATATTTAAAAAGGTTGTTCAGTATAGTCCAGAGATGGCATTTTCAACAACCTCATCAAAAAGAGTTGTCAGTGATTACGATACCAAAGGCAGTGAATCAATAAACCAATACACAACAAGGAAATATTTGTTTGATGATTTTGGATCGGAGAACAAAGGCAAACACTATGGCAAGGATGAGGAGGTCTTTTCAACTATACTGGAGGAGAGATATATCAATTTTCAAGAGAATGGTCTTAAAACTCATTTAACAAGCAACCTGACAATCAAACAAATAAAGGAGAGGTATGGAGACAGAGTTCACTCAAGACTTTTTGAGATGTTTAACATTATAGTTTTAGAGGGCAATGATAGAAGACTTTGAGTTAATAATTGCAATTGATGTTGGTGTCAATGGTGGCTTTGTTGCAAGGTTTCCTGATGGCAGAATTAACATTGAAAAAATGCCAATATCGTTTGAGCAAATGTGTGATATGTTTTCCTTGTATTCAGGATCAAAAGCATTTGTTGAATCTCAGCATTTAAGAAAAACGGATGTTTATTCAGGTAGATGGCACAACATCCATAAACTCTGTATGCAGTATCAAAAGACAAAAGATGCATTGAGATGTGCAGACATTCAGGTCATTGAAATAACACCACAGAAATGGCAAAAACCATTGAGTCTAAATGCAAAGAATTATGCAGACAGAAAAAAAGCATTAAAAGAAATAGCAAAAGATAAATTTCCAGACATCAAAGTCACTGGATGGAATCAAGATGCATTGTTGATGATGGATTTTATTAAAAACAAAAAAGATGATTCCTGATATAGTGATTTTTAGTTGGCTTATGGCTCTATTAATTTGCATTTATGCAATTATTAAAAACAAAGAACATGATTGAATTAAAATGTATTAAAGATTTAAAAAAGATGAAAGCAAGTAAAAAATTAAATAAAGACAAAAGAAATAAAAAGTGGTCTGAATACTGCAAAATGATTCCTGAGTCATTAAGAAAAAATAGATTAAAATTTTCATTTGAGAATTATATTTTGCAGACCAAAGAAATTAAAGAGTATTTAAAAAAACAATTTAAAAGATATTTAATGTATGAAATTAAAAAAGGAAATCCAGATGCAATTTCATTTTATCTAAATAATCAAGGATATGCAATTAAACAATAGATTAGAAATAAGAAAATGAGTGACTATTCATGCATATTTGAGACAGATGACAATGGCAAATCAAGTGCAGTTCATAGAGAGTCTTTGATCCAGTTCTTTTTGGACAACATAAGCACAAAATTTAGAGTTGAATTTTATAAATTGTCAGACCATTCAAGATTGATGAGAGCATATTATTTCGCTGAAGTTGTTGGTAAGTGTCAAATGGGACTCAATGAGTGTGGTTATAACTTAAACAAGCAACAGACACATGATTTCATCAAACAATATTCACCAGTAATGGTTGAACACATGGAGGTCAATGGCCAATTCACTCAAAGATTTAAGTCATTGACAGAACTTGACAACAAGCAATTTATTCAGTACATTGAGGACATCAAACAATTTGCAATTGAAAACCTTGACATACTAATAAAAGAGCCACAAATTGAATGATTTGGACATAGCAATGATAATTATTTTAATGAGTTATTTTTTAATATTAAGATTTTTTAACACTAAAAAGAAATGAAAAAAAGCGAGGGACTAGGTGATTCAATTGATAAAATTACAACTGCCACTGGCATCAAAGCACTGGTCAAATGGATTTCTGGTGATGACTGCAACTGTAATTCCAGACAAGACAAACTGAATAAAATGTTTCCTTATAATCGGAAACAACCTTTATGTCTCAATGAGGATGAACACAAATGGCTAACTGACTTTTTTACTGGATCAAAAAGATTTCCAAAAGTTGAAATTGAAACTAGGATGGCTCACATCCATGCAAGAGTTTTTCAGCATCATCACAAATCTATTTGTGGCAAATGCAACAAGGGTGCAGTCTTAAACAGATATATCAATGAAGTTGAACAAATTTATAATACATATTTATGATATTTTTAACACTAAACATTTTATTATTGATAATAGTTTTTTATTGTGGTTTCCAAGTAGGTAAACAATTGCAACATCAAAAACTTGTTGACTTAATAATGGAGTCAATTGATGAGGAAATTAAAAAACAATTAAAAGATGAAAGCAATAATTAAAATCATATTCATTCTGTTTTTCTGTTTGACATTTATGTTAATATTCTCATGTTCAAAGTATGAGGTTGTGAGTGAGTTAAAAGTCAATTTGTATCACCTACACAATCCTAAAACAAAAAAGGCAGAAATAATCCTGACAGAACAAAAACTAGAGATAGGTCAATTTTATAATATAAAACGAATTAAAACAATTGACATCCATGAATGATAGATTTGTCTCAGATGAGAAATTAACAAAGGAGGAGTATGATAAAACAATGCTCAATGGATATTTTTATCTAGTTCATGATGAAAGTGTTGAACAAGCATTCATGAGAAATTGTGATGAAAAAATATATTATCCATTTAACACTGAGGCACTCCAAAAACAAGACATTAAACCAATGCTTAGACACTTTGAAAGTGAAAAATATCAAGAGTTTGAGAAATGCATAGAACTTAAAAAAATATATGACAATTGGAATCACAGACAAAGCAATTGAAAAACTACAATATCTTGGTTGTACTGTTTATTCAATACAATTACCATTTATTTTGTTCTCTATACATGATACTTTTTATAAATGCAAAATGAGTACAATAATAAAAAAGAAATCAATTTGGTCAATTATAAAGCATTCTACAATACCACTGACTATAAAGGACATAAAATGATAATAAATTCACTAGAGGGCTTTAAAATGGCAAAGGAATATGGTTTTAATGCTTTTCTGGATCGGCATTTTGATATGGACATTAAAATAAGAGTTGAAATACAAAATTCAATGTTTAAGTCTGATGCAATGTTTTATCGTTATTGTTGGAACAACCTCCCCCATTATTGTGAGGAGTCTGGCATGAAGTTAATGAACTATTCAGCAACATTTGTATCACATATCTTGTCTAGAGGTGCATATCCTGAAATGAGATTTGACATCAGAAACATTAACATCCTGACATTTGAATCCCACAAAAAATGGGAGTCACACCAGAAAAAAGAAATGCACATTTTCAACAAAAACCAAAAGACAATTAAACTATTAAAACATGAATATCAAAACAGATAAAACATGATTAAAACAATGAATGAATATACAATGCAACACTTGAAAGTCCATGAACAAACATTCAGCGACATCTCAAACATTGTTGCATTACACTTTAATGAGTCAATAGATAAAATGAAAGGTGCAAAGAGATATGGCAACATAATAATGACCAGAAACATTGCAATCCATTTCATGTTTAAACACATTGACACAAAAATATACTCAGAATCATCAAAACATAGGATCATTGGTCACTATCTAAAAAGGAATAGGTTGACAATCCGCCATCATCAAATAAACACTCAATTCTTAATACTAAATGACAATGAATACAAACAACACTATATGTTGTTAAAACTTAAACTAAAAACCAATGATATTATTTAGAAAAACAACACACGCAAAAGAGTTTTTTATATATGATAATGACATGATGGTCAGACAAACAGACTTTTCAATGGATTTCAGGGACAACAAAGAAAGCACCAAAGTCCAATGGTTTAAAGTGAACATTGATAATCCTAATGAATTAAAAAGAGTTAATAAGCAATTAAATGACCATTATGAAAATGAATATCAACAAAAATTGCAAACCATACAATAAAGGGTGGCTTTTTTATTGGTAATAATCCATTTAATATTTTTCATTAAATTTGTGTATAAACATTATAAATGTCAGACACAATACAAACTCAATTAATTAACATCAATAAAATTAAAATGAATCCTAACAATCCAAGAATTGTAAAGGATGATAAGTTTAAAAAATTATGTAATTCAATAAAAGAATTTCCTAAAATGTTGGAAATAAGACCTATTGTAGTAAATGATGACATGATTGTTTTAGGTGGGAACATGAGACTAAAAGCGTGTAAAGAATTAAAAATAAAAAAAATTCATATAATTAAAGCAAGTGAGTTAAGCCACGAACAACAACAAGAGTTTATTATTAAAGATAATATTGGCTATGGAGAATGGGAGTGGGATTTACTAAAAAATGACTGGGATTTAAATGTTCTGGATAATTGGGGGATGGATATACCAGAAGATGTTTTTAATATTGAACTTGAAGCAGAAGAAGATAATTACCAAATACCTGACGAAATAAATACAGATATTGTATTAGGGGACTTAATAGAAATAGGCGAACATAGATTACTTTGTGGAGATAGTACAGATAGCGAACAAGTGGCGAAGTTAATGGATGGAGAGAAGGCTGATATGGTGTTTACTGATCCACCTTATAATGTAAACTACGGAGCAGATAATAGCAAGCATCCAAGCTGGAGCAAAAAGGGGAGAGTAATAGAAAACGACCACATGGATGGTAAACAATTCTCAGAGTTTATCCGTTCTGCCTTTGCTAATGTATTAATACATTGTGATGGAATTATTTATTGTTTCGGTGCACAAGGGGAAGATGGTAGGTTAATGTTTACTGTATTAGATGAGATGTTTCATAATAGTGGTACTATAATGTGGTTAAAGGACAGTCTTGTTCTTGGTAGGTCGAAGTACCATAACAAATATGAGCCTTGTTGGTTTGGATGGAATAAAAGCGGAGCAACGTTTACGGATGACAGAACACTTACAAACGTATGGGAATGTAATAGACCTAAAAAATCTAATTTACATCCAACGATGAAGCCAATAGAATTAATAGAAATGGGGTTAAATCATAATCCTAAAGCTAAAAGTGTTCTTGATATATTCTTAGGCAGTGGCTCAACAATGGTAGCAGCACACCAACTTAAAAGAAAATGCTATGGTATGGAACTTGATAATAAGTACTGTCAAGTAATAATAGACAGGATGTTGAAACTTGATTCAGATTTAGAAGTAAAAGTAAACGGAAAGCAATATAAAGTAAAAGAATTACAAGATGCCTAAAAAGACAGATAAAGACATATTAAAAAGAAAATTGATTGAGGCAATGGAGAAATCACTTGGTGTCATTACAAGTGCTTGTAAGTCTTGTGAATGCTCAAGGCAAACATATTATGACTTTATGCGAGAGGATGAGGAGTTCAAAAAAGCAATTGAAAACTTAAAACAAATTTCACATGATTTTGTTATAACTCAATTATATAAAAATATTGAGAAAGGAAAAGAGGCATCAGTTTTTTTTTATATGAAAACACAAATGGGTTGGATCGAGAAAACCAAAATGGACATTACCAGTGATGACAAACCATTGAGCATTCCGCCAATATCATGGATAGATACCGAGGTCTTAAAACAATGAGAGACCAGA